TAATAGGGCTAAATCATAACCATCAAATTGGTCGGTGGTAAAGTGACGGCTATTAACCACATATCCCACATCGGTAACTGAACGATCAACAGGTCCGTGAAATAGAGCAATTTTTAATCTACCATCTACATCATCTGCTTTTGGCCAGTTATCTTTATGGTCAAAAATACTGAATACTGAAAATGCAATATCATCCAATTTCCAAACCTGTGTATCTTTTAAGTAATGAAAGTTAGGTAGTTTCAATGCTTCTACAATCGGAGTTAGTACATCCAATCGGTCTGCATTGTTCATGTTACAATCATGGTTTCCGGCAATAAGAATAGTCGGACAATGATTGGCACATTCTGTAAATAACCAATTGATTTCTCTAACGAGTTCAGGACTCATTTCTAATTTGGCATGAGCAATATCTCCTGCTAAATAGATGAGACTATCTTCCGTTCCTCTCTTTCGTATCTCTTCAAACATTCTTTCAAATACTTGTCGGTATTCGGTATGTCTTTTGACATTACGAATGTGCACATCTGCTATGTGGTATATCTTTTTCAACTTCATAGATTCATTATCTTAGTTATCAACATTTCTTCCACACCGAATTCTTGAGTTTCGTTTAGTTCGTTGTAGAATTTTTCATATCCTATTTCGGATGCATCTTTGTCTTCTAATTTCATCAGTCTTACTCTGATACCTTGTTTCCGAAAATAATCCGCTGCTTTCATTGCCTCTTTTTGTGCATCATTATCAAGTGATATCGTTATGTCTTTTACTCCATTTGCGAATATCTTCTCAATCAACAGTTTGGATGGAAACTTACCAAGTAGAGGTACTGCGTTTCTACGGATAGCAATTGCATCAAATACTCCTTCACATAGAATTATTGGTTCACTCCAATTTGTTTGGGAATCAAAGCAAATAACATTCTTGCTGATTGGTGGATTCTTATATTTCATCGTCTCATCGGGATAATACGAACGAGATATGAAGTAATTCACCTTACCATCGGAATCATATGATGGAACGATTATTCGTCTTGCATACAATCCTTCCTTACAATATCCAATACCATACTTAATGATTTCTTTTAGGCCGATACTTCTTTGATTAAGATAATGGATTGCATTTCGGTACTCAGGATTAAACCCTTTCGGTTGTTCGGACAAAGATATAAATTCTTTTGGAAGTGAAACGAATACAACCGCATCCTCTTCCTTTTGAACATAAACCGAATCACCATAAATTTCTCGTATTTTTGCTATCGTTGCTCTATCAACATCTAACTTACGAAGAAGTGATGTCATCTTCTTACCACCACTATTACATACCCAACAATGCCACTTTTGTGTATCGGTATTTACTTGTAGTTTGGGTTTATGATGATTACAAAATGGACAATAGAATTGTAATTCACTCTTTGCTAGAGTGTTGTATGTTCCGAGTGTTTTTGACAATGCGGATGTAACGATATTCTTATCAGACAAACTTATCACGACCCAAATATAGTAAAAAATTGGGAAAAAACAAAATTACACTTTTGGAATATCTTTTCTGAAAAACTTACCAAGTATATTATCGTTGTAATATCTATCGGGGTTTTCTAATACCCTATGTTCAAATAGGTATCTAGTTTCTAAATATGTAAGATGTTTTGGTGAAAACGCAAACTCTATTATCTCTCTTGTAAAGTCGGTCTCTTTACCTTCTTTTATAAGTTGTTTGATTTCAGGATGAGAACCATAGTAAGTTTTCCAATCACTTTCTTTCTGAATCTTTCGTTTTCTTTTAGTCCCCTTTAGAGGTGGTAGTGTACGATTAGAAAGGATTTGTTTACGACCTATATATTCTTTGTTAGTAGGAGTATGAGATACCCTGTATATAAAACCAAATGCCCCACAGGGAAACTGTGAGGCATCTGTTATTTCTTCTCCGTTATGTAACCACATTAAATTTATAACCCTATTATTTTATTATTTTTTTGGAGTTATAGCCGACCATTGTTTACTCGGTGTATATCCAGGTGAATTCTGACTTCCTCCTCCTATTTGTCCGAGTTGGTAACGAGTCTTTCCAAATTCATTTTCAAGTTTTTTAACTGCAGATTCTTCCAAAGCACCTGCTTCATTTGAATAAGGAGTTGGATCACTACCTCTTAAAGTATTCCATTTTCCTAAGTTATTTAACTTTAGTTCTCCTATTTTTGAATAATATGTGTCTAACATTACGGTTGCCATAGTCTTGTTGGTTTATAATAAATATAATAAATTTAAGATTAAGTATCAAATCTTATAATAAAGTTTACAGGATATGATGGTTCTAATTTTATAGGTTTCGGTAATTTTGCAACAGCCATTAGTTCATTTGCGTCATCATACAATCCAATTGTAGTTACATATGTTGTTAAAAATGATCCAGTTGAATCTGTTGAACTACTTAAATAATAATGTTCAAACCCACCAGACACACCTACAGTTGTTTTTGACCCATACCTATAGTCTAATACTGTTCCATTTTCCAATACATTTTTTTTTCTGACATATTGTAACCCATAGTTTACTATACTGATTGCTGGATTTTTATCAGTTTCTGCTATAGAATGTGTTGTTAATGTTTTTGTATATACGGCAGTTGGGTTTCTTGAAACATTGAATTCATTTTTACCAACAGATATGAATATTTCATTTTCTGTTATTTCTTGGATGGATTTAAAATTGAAATCCCAATCACCGATAAATCTGTCTTTTATAGATGCGGTATGTGTATAAACTACTATACCATCTTTATAAAAGATGTCTCCAACAACAACAGACCCACTCATTAAACTACCCGATGTATTATCTGTTAATGTTATAGTTGAATTGTCATCAACTATTGTTAGTGACCCTTCTTTTATACCCTCACCTAAATATTCATTGGGTACAGAAAAAACAGAAGCCGTATCATGTAGTACTCTATTTCCCAATATACTTTGTACATCTCTGATGGAATAGTACTTAGAATTTATGCTACCATATAAAGATTGTTTACTATAAGTAATATTTCCTACGGTTATTTCTTCTGATTGATTGTATGATATTGCATTACTAGCACTTAAAAGTAGTACATCCGAACCGGATGGAAATGACCAATTCTTATACGCATAAAATTTGCGTATCGTATAATCTGATTTTGGTATTGATTTCCATGTATACATACGATTATAAATATGGTATAAAACAAAAACCCACCTTAATGGATGGGTTTTGTGTTATAAGTGTTTAAAAAATTAGAAATCAAGTTTAACCCTAATTGCTAATTCTTTTTCTTCAGATTTTTCTAATGGTTTAGAAAGTTTAGCTACGGCTATTAGTTCATTTGCATCATTGTATAGTCCTACAGATGTTACATATGTTCTAGTTTCTTGATTGTATGAATTCAATAATAATTTTCCTTGTGATTTTTCAACAGCTGTTGAGCCAGATAAGAATGAAGGATTATTTGAATAATTGAATTCATTTGAATTAGCTCTTACGAAATAATATGTACTTGTTATATTTTCGGTTCTTCTTGCTTCAAAATCAATACCACCTGATATTGCATTGAACAATTTCACTGTTCCCAAATTACCACGAGTCATATGATATGTATTTGCTACAGAACTTGTAGCCGGTTGTAGTGTTACATCTACAGATGCAGATAATGCTGCCGGGTTTAATAAAATTACACCAGCATCAGGATAAAATAATCCCCATCCCTGTCCGTTTGATGCTGTATATGAATTTATAGTAGCTGTTGCAGCTGAACCAATATTTAAAGATCCGCTAACAATATTATAAACTCTTCCTGCAGCACCAGTTGTTCCATTTGAATCTCCACTATCATCTATTAAAGTAACGCTTCTAACAGAACCACTTAAACTTATTGATATATTTCCTGGATCTAATCTTTCTTTGTATCGTGCACGATTTATGTTTATTACATAAAAATTTCTAAGGTCTATTCCACCTGCGGTTGTTCCTTGATATACACTAAAGTAATCATCTTCCGGGTTAAGAATGTTTTTAAATTGATTGTAAACTGCTTTAGTTGGTAATGTTGAAAAATCATCTTGTGCAATTGTAGGTGCACCATATCCATCTACATCTCCATATGCTAAAGAAAATTGTACTTCAGAATCTGCTGATGATGTTGCTTTGTTATAGACATTTAAATAATATTTACCACTAACATCTGCAGCTTGTAATGATGATGTGAAAAATGTAGTTAAAGATCCTGTATCTCCTGTCCATATTCCAGATGTTACTATACTGGACTTGGTTTTTGTATCAGTTGATAAATTAAATGGTTTGTATATGTTCATATTCTATGATTTTACGCTGCGTTGATAGTAATTGTAATTGGTACTGTAGCAGTTGCTCCTGATGTGTTACCTGTTATACTTAAAGTTGTTGTATATGTTCCCACTTGTAATCCATTTGCAGGATTAAATGAAACACTTGTTCCCTTTGCTATTTGTGGTACACCTTGTAGTGTTATTTGACCCGTTGTTTGTGCTCCTGATACGAGTACTCCTGCGTCTGTTCCTGTTGGTATTATTTGTCCATAACTTGAATTGGCTAGTACAAAAGTATATACTTCTGATGTTCCTCCCTCAAGTCCGCTAGTAACAGGAGAATATACGGCTGGAGCTTGTGTGTTAGTTGATACACCAAATGTTAAAGAGTAAGTTATAGTAGAACTACCACCAATACTTAGTTGAGGTATAGTGGTTATATTTTCTGCTGTAAATAATTTGTATCTCATGGATTGTGTTTGATCCGGAGATGCTTCAATGACCGGTATATTTTTAATAGCGTAATCATAGTATGCCGTACCATTCGGATGGTCTGGGTCATATAATGTGTAGTCTATCTCATCATCTGCTAATGCAAATTTGGTTATCAAACCACTTAAATTCTGACCA